CCGGAGTCAATCCTCATCTCGACCGGCGGAATGCTGCGAAATTCCACCTGCCCGTGGTCGACCGATCGCTTCTTGAGCTCGGGAACCTCCATCTCCGCGTCCTTCATGTGCGCGGCGAGGTGGTTATAAACGCCCTTGTAATCGGCATCCGGGATGTCGGTGCCGCCCATGCCGCCGTTGAGGACCCCGATACCCGAGGTGATGGCCTTCACGTTCGCGGGCCCCGGATCTCCCTCGGCCGAGACCTCATGATGCGGGAAGGCGTAGGCGGCCTTCTTGGATTCGTCTCCTTCGGGATCCCGCCAGGCGTAGATCTGCCCGTAGTAGGCTGCGTCCTGGTCGGCCTTCGCGTTCTTTTCAGCGGCGCCGCCGTCCCAGGCGGCCGTCGATGTTTCGGTGTGATGAATCCCGATCGCTCCCATCAGGTTCCCCTTTCAATCCTTGACCGCGGCTACCATGCAGTTGCACCAGGGGCCCAGCGGCGACGTCGTCACGTTCCACGATGGCCGGAATATGTCATCGGCCCGTGCTTCAACGTCGCTGCCGGCATCTACGAACGTCGATCCCTCGCACCGGCTGCCGAGATCTATCTCCATACCATCGAGTTCCTTGCAGTACCTGTTACCGTCGAGTTCAACCCATTGCAGCCGGTGGACTTCGTTGGTGAAATAGGTCGCCTTACTGATGAGCCCCGTGGTCCTAATCGTCTCCCAGCTGGTCAGCGCGGCAGGGACGGTCTCTTCCCAATCCGTGAGCTCATCGACGATCAGGTCGTAGAGTTCCTCGTCCATCTGCCGGCCTTCCCTGGCGAGTGCCGCGTTGATGGCGGCCAGCGCCCCCCGGCAGTGCCTTTCTGCCACCTTGTCGACGTGGAAGTCCAGGCACTCGTTGATGGCCCGCGTCATGCCGGCAAACCCGCCTATCTCCCCGGCCGCCTGCGCCTGGACGGCCTCGGCAAGCGAGCCGAACGCCGGCTCCATGAGCTTCCGGAAGGTCTCGGGGTGCGCCTCGTAATAGTCGCGGACGAATATGCGGAAGTCCGATCCGCTCATTTTCTTGGCTGCCGCGGTCAGGTCCCGGACCTCTCGCTTCACGAGCCGGCCGGCGGCGTCCAGGAAGACGCCCTTAAACGATCGAGCCGTCTGAAGACGTGCCTCCGCCCCGGAGCGCGCAGCGCCGCGGGAGTTCCTTGACTCCTGCCTGGCGTAGACCGGCACCATCTGCGGCAGCACACCTGCGCGCTCGCCATCCTGCTGCTGCGGGGCCGCGCCCACCGGCGCCATGTTGACCGGGTTCAGGTAGGTCGATCCCTCGCCGTTAGGGATCGGGTTCTTGTCCTCGAGCTCGCGCCACTCATCGGCATTAGTGATACCCCACATGCGCTGTATCGCGAGACCCTCCTGCCGACTCTTGAAGTCACCGCGGAGAAGACCCTCGATGATGTGCTTCGGGAAATACTCCCGCTTCTCGCGCGAGTCCAGCAGCTTGAGCATCACAGCTTGTTCCCAGCGGACGCACCAGGGCCTGATCGTATCGATGGTGTACTCGAGGGACTGCTGCTCGATGTTGGAGTACGTGGCGTTCTCGAGGTCGGCGATCTTGTGGGGCTTCATCCGGAAGATCGCGCAGATCTGCGAGCGCTGGAACTTGCGAGTCTCCAGGAACTGAAGATCCGCGCCCGGAAACCCTACTGTCTCGAGTGACATTCCTTCCTCGAGGATCGCCAGGCGCTGCACGTTATCCAGCCCCAGATGCTTCTCCTCCCACGATTTTCGGAAGCGGTCCTGGGCGTCCTGACTCATCTCATTAGGATGCTTGAAGTACATGCCCGGGCGCGCGTTGTTGGCGAAGGTCTTGTTGCCGAACTTCTCGGCTGCCATGGCCAGGCCGATCGCGTTTCTTTCCATGGCGATCGGGGAGTAGCCCTTGATCCCGTTGAACCCGAACCCCGGTATTTGCAGGACGCGATAGGCCGGCAGGATGACTCCTTTGCCGTCCGGCAGCCTGACCTTGTACTGTAGCTGCCTTGTAACTTTGTCGCGCTCCGGCTCTGTCCTGTCCGGACGTAGAGGCCACAGGCCCACAATTCGCAGACGGTCGTCGTACTGGATCTCCGCGTAACAGTTGCCCCAGGAGGCCACGTGACCGGTCAAGGTCTCCCGGAAAGTCATCGCCGTCATCTCGGGGTTCGGAGCATCGTGTAGCAGCGGGTAGAGCGGGTGGTCGACCGCTCTCTCCTTGCCCTTGCCTCCCAGCCTCCGGTAAATGACAAACGGTAGCGAGCCGACATCCTCGGAGATCACACGCACGCAGGCGTAGACGTCGGCGTAATTGAGTGCGGTGCTCTCGGTCACGTGGACACCGGAATCCGATGCCGGCGGGTAGACGGACAGGTCCATGTCCCGGTCCATGTCCGCCAGCGTGTACCTGCGCTCGATCAGGTCGGTCAGGAACCCCATCAGCGAACCCCGAGAAAGATCAGACCAGCTCCCACGACGATGAACGCCGCCGGCACGTAGATGAGCGCCAGGCCCGCGGCCACCGACGCCGTGCCCAGGATAATAAGAACGTCCCTAATACCCAGGAGCCGCCGGCGCGGCGAGGCCTCAGTCTTCTTCATCCGGTTCTCCTGTTCCATCCTGTTCTCCTCCGACTGCCAGAACGCCTCTGGTTTCGTAGACGCTCGGCTTCTTGCGACGTCTCATTGCGCAATCGGTGGCCATTATCAGGGCGACCATGCCGTCGATCTTCTCTGTCGACTTCTCCTTGTCGGGCTTGATGTTGCCCGCCGGGTCCATCCGCACAACCAGGTTATCCGCCATCCATCTGAGGACCGGGTGTCCGCCATGGACCAGCTGCTTGGCGAGCACCATGGTCTCGAGCTCTTTTGTGGGTGCGTTCATAGAGGCGAATCCCTGACCCATCTGGGCCATGGTGTATCCTTCCGCCTCGAGGGCGGTAGAGATCTCGGTGGCGCCCCACCTGTCATATGCGATCTCCAGGATCCTGTGTCGTCTCGAGAGGTCCCGGATCTCCTGCTTGATGAACTCGTAATCGATCACGTTGCCCGGGGTTGCCGTCAGAAATCCGCGGTCAACCCACAGGTCGTACGGCACGCGGTCCTTCTCGACACGCTTGCGCATGCTGTCTTCCGGGATCCAGAAGCGCATGATGGTCAAGCGCTTCCCGTCATCCATCGGAAACAAGAGGCTCAGAGCCGTGATATCGATGTTGCTCGAGAGGTCCAGGCCGGCGTAACAGTGGCGGCCGAGGAGCTCCTGCTCGAGCACTATCCCCGCGGTCGCATCCCAGGCAGCCCCGGTCAGAAACCTGGTCGAGGCCTCAGTCCACTGACAGCACCTGAAACGGCGGTATGCGTTGATCCGGGTCGGTGTGGCGATCGCCCGTTTGTAGGCGTCCTCGATCCTGTCCATCGAGAGAATCTTCCCGATGGCCGGGTTGACTTTGCGCCAGTTCTTCGGGCTCTCCCAGTCTGCATCCGCTGGCAGCGAGTACACCATGGAGAAGAAGCTCGGATCCTCGAGGACCCCGGTCGATACTTTCTCCGCGTGCTCGTGCAGCTCCCAACACACGCTCTTGCGGTCATAGCCGGCTGTCGTGATGACGAAGAACAGCGGCTGCGTGCGCGCATCACCCGAGCCCTCGGTGAGGACCTCCCAGAAGGCGCGGTCCTCGAGGGCGTGCAGCTCGTCGAAGATCAGTCCATGGATGTTGTAACCGTGCTTGCTCTTCGTCTCGGCCGAGATCGCCCGGTAGAATGATCCTGTCTTCGGCACATAGATGGTGTGCCGGCTGTCGACGATCTTACACCGCTTCTCGAGTGCGGGGACCTGGCGCACCATGCGCGCGGCGATGTTGAATGCGAGCGCCGCCTGGTCGCGCTCGGTCGCGGCCGAGTAGATCTGCGCGCCCTCTTCTCCGTCATTGAAGAGGAGGTCGAGTGCCACGGCCGCCGCGAGCGGCGTCTTCCCGTTCTTCTTCGGGAGCTCAAAGTAGGCCCACCTGTATTGACGGTATCCGTCCGGGCCCAGTGTCCCGAAGATCTTCGAGAGGCCCTTCTTCTGCCAGGGCATCAGCTCAAACGGCTGGCCGGCCCACCGACCCTCAGTCAGCTTGAGGTTCCGGATGAATCTCAGGTGCTGCTCGGCCGTCTTCCGGCTAAACATGGATTACCTCCCTTTCAGGAGCTGCTCCATGTCGTCATCCTCATCGTCGGGGGTGATCGTCATGCGGCTACGCGCCGATGGCGTCATGCCGAACTCCGCGCACAACGCCCGGATTTCTTTCATGGCCTGGTTGGCGATCCCCACGACGGGTATCTGCTGCATGAACCCGTTCGGCGTCTCGAAACAGTATGTCATCAGAGGCGGCGGGCTCTTCGAGTTCCATGCCTGGATCTCCTGCTCGGCCTGCACCCACCTGGAGTAGGCCGCGCAGTAGCAGGCGAACGCCGCGCCGTCGACGACGGTCAGCAGGCCGAGCTTCTCCAGGACGACTGACATGCGGCGCCACTCTTTGCGGGCGATCGCGTCCAGGTGTTTAGGCGGGCTGGGTTTGACCGGCTTCGGCTTCGGCGCGTTCTTATTGATGCCCCGTTTTCCCGGATCGCCATCGACCAGCTTCAGGTGATCCGGCTTGGGCTTTCTGCCTGGCTTCGCCATCAGATCTCGACTCCTCGGGGTCGCTCGGGTCCCCGGTCGAACCCCCCCTGTCTAATTCGCGGTCGTGAAATGGAAGC